CACCAAGACCAACAAGCTTCAATTCCCCAAATGTTAACCCCGAACTTCTCTCAATATATTCAATCAATTCATTTTCATAAGTGTTCGGGAATTGGATGTCAATATCACCAATAGCCTTTTTAACCTTTGAGAATTCTTTTACGGCCTTGGTGAAGAAATGTTTTGAAGAACCTGAAAACACTTCATTGTTTTGAATTAGCTTTGTGTAATCCATCCAGAACAGATTGAAATTTGACATGTTATTAAAAAATTCAACGAGACCATTCTTGATTCTGGTTTTCAAATCATCAACGTCTTTCGTATTCATTTCGGAGATTTGAAGCTTGTCAGCCGCAATGTTTCCAATCTTAAGATTCCCGCCCATTATTTGCCTCCATAAAATTGCTTGAAACTTTTTGTCATCAGATTTCGCATAAATTCAAATGTTTCTTTATCATATTTCGTCAAGTCTGTGAATGTTTCAAAATCATTCTCAACCAAAGATTTCCTAACAAGAGTTCCGGAAACTTCTCTCGGTCCAGTATAAACAAGTGCTTCCGGCTTTCCAAAATCCTTGTTATTAGAATCTTTAACAGGTTCGTGTCCAAAAATAACAAAGTGCCTATCAAACATTGTTTCTCTATCAGGACCAACAACAAATACAGGGCGTTTGATTTTATGAATAAGTTCTTTAATCACACCCATTATGTTATTTGAATCTGCTTGAATATAACCAAGGAAGCCATCATCTGTAACAACTCGTTCTACAATTTTCTTCCTTGCTTCTGGAGAAAAAATATTAGCGTCGTATTTTTCAGCAATCTTATCATCACGCTTTGGAGATACAATGTAGAATTTATTAATACCGTTTTTCTTCAACAAATTTAATAAACGTGCGTGGCCATTTTCTCCAGTCCAAGGCGAGAACTTTCCAAACACAACTCCGATTGGTTGTTCTTTTTCAGAAATCAAATACCTGGGAAGTTTTATAGTTCCTTCGCCATTCCTATTTTTAACGTCTATGTTTATTATCATTTCGGATGTATCTCATTGTTATGAATTCGGAAGATTCTTTTACAATAGAATCTACCTTGTATGGGTAATGAATCAAATTGGGAAAAATAACATCTCCAGCATACTTATCTTTAATCCATGAAATTATCAAAGAGTCGCAGATATTTGTTTCGAGAAATTGCTTGTAAATACTCAAACCCCCAACTACAAAAACATCTGTTCTGAAAGATTTAGCCTTGGTAATTGCTGAATTGATATCATTACACACAGCAACATTTCCAAAAGAATCAAATTCAGATTGAGGCTTTGAAGAAATGATAACATGATTTCTGTTTGGTAGAGTTTTCCCAATTGACTTTAGTGTATTCGCTCCCATGATAAGAGTCTTGTTGGTCGTCATTTCTTTGAAGAATTTTAGCTCTTCTGGAATGTGCCAAGGAAGCTGGGAGCCATTACCTATGACTCTATCATAAGTCATTGCGGCAATCAAATCAAAACGCTGGCATGAGTTCCGTGAGTCGTTCAAGCAGTGGTCCTTTTTCAATGGTGATAGCGGTCATGGTTCTGTCGCTCCTGTAACGAATCTTTACAAGAACTCCAGAGGGTGATTCGTCTGAACTGTCGTAGATTTTCAACCAAGTTTGTTTTGATTTTGAACCTTCTTTATTTACTTCGGGAGACATCTTACAACTCAAGTCAATTCCTGTTTCAACCAATGCTTCGACAAATGACTTGAAACCAAATGTTCGGAATTTTCCTTTTGTCGTACCATCTATCGACAACAGAATGACGTCATTTCCAAGAGTGGCCGAATTTTTGATTCCTTCTGCCAATCTTGTAACAAAGGTAGCATCCGCTCTCTGGGTTGTCAACTGCTTTTCCATCTTTGAGCAAATGTACCTGAAGTAATCATCTATATCTTCCAAAGATTCTGCTCCAGTTTTTCTAAAATACGAAGAAACATCAATTCCGCACAAGTCATTCCAAAACTTTATTTGCTTATCTTTTTTATCAGCGTTATCATGTTGAGACAATTGCTGAGTGTTTCTTGTTTTAATAGAAAAGTCAAACATTGGGATTTTCTTGCCATCAACTTCAACCCAGACATCAGTTTTTACAGAATTGTTATTTGATAATCCATCCGCAGCAATCTCAATAATATTTTTCTCTTTATTTGTAATTACCTTTTTAACATAATTAGCAACATGGTCAGAGTTAACAAATGCGGCGACGGAATACATTTCTTCTCCAAAATCAAGAGAATAACGATGGTTTTCAGGATCGAATTCTGTAGTTCCTGGATGGCCCATTAAATATTCCAAAGACCGATTCATCAATTTTATTTTCAATCGTAGTTTATCTTTAATATTCTTATCTTCCGAATCTTTGACCATGGCATAATTTTCATGAATTGTGACGCCATTTTGTTTCAAAGAGCCTACAGTATAAATTGTTCTTAGAAACTTGATATATTTTTCAATGTCGGAGTAAAAAACTTTATCTCCGCGTTTCTTAAATTTTAGAAAGATAGCAATAGCAACAAGAGCTTCTGTTACAAATCCCTTATTTTTTAATGGAGTAGCTTCGAATAAAAACTGATAGCTGTCAGAAAACATTACAGTTCCTTATCAACCATTCCCCCAAGAGATGCTTTCTTCTGAACCAATTGGGCGAGCTGCTTATTCAAAGATTCAATCTGCTTTTTCTTCGCATCAATCTGAGAGTCAATAGCTTTGATTTGAGCCAATTGCTGTGGATTGTCATCTTCATTAACTTCAGTGGTATTAATCATTTCAACATATTCGCTAAATTTCATTCTTCTCTCTCCGGGTTATATGTTACGTAAATATAAAGGCCATTTCGTTCCAAGAAGACCGGGTACATAAACTGTTTTCCTATCAATTTGTCTCCTTGTTTCTCTTCATCAACACAACTCAAAGGACCATCTTCAGTATCATCATAAGAATATTTTTCTTTTGAGCGACCAATGCTATAATCTCTCAATTTAATTTGTTCATTTCTAATATCTTTTTCAGATGGCACTTCTGTCCACTTTTTACCAGCAGGAAGTTTAATATATTCTTCAAGCATTCTAAGATAAAATTCCATAGGGCTCGCAATTGTTGATGTTGTTGGAGGTTTGACATTTGATTTGATTACATACCAAACTTTATACCCACCATCATAAGATTGAGATGATTTTAATGAAGAGATTGAAAACTTATTCGCTTCAGGGGCTCTTTCAAACATTCTCTTCAAACCTTTAGCAACATTTTCCATTTTCAAAAGTCGTTCATCTGTCATATCTATTGCTGACATGACTTCTTCGAGAATGAGTTTCTGGAATTCAAAAATGTCCATACCAACGGCTTTTGTGACGAGCCAATTAAATACAGCCAAATCCTTATCACTAGCACCAAACTTAGCTAAGAATGAATTTCCTAAAGATTTGAAAACATCTCTAAAGCCAACACGCTTAGATAATTTGTACTGCTTATTCTTTTCAATTATATCATTTACAGCGTCAAGCAACTTCTTCAAACCTGTTGGGTCTTGCTTGAACTTATTATAAACCAAATTCTTCGCAGTTTTTATCCAGAGAGGAAGAACTTTTGTGCCTGGAATTGCGTTTGTCAATTTTGTTCCAATTTTAGCACCAACATTGAATGGAATTAATTTGCCAACAGTTTGCTCAATTTCGGGATTGTCTGCGGTTCCACCTTTAACTTTAATAGGTTCTCCAGGCCATCCAAGAGCTAATGTCTTTTTGTAATTGTTTATGAAAATTTGACGCTTGCCGGGGAATGGTTCAGTTGCTTGAACATTTTTGGTTCTATTAAATTCTCCTGTAGCTGATGTTGTTTTATCTTGAGATGCCTTTTTAACAGCAAGAACATTACTTAACGCGCTTGTTACCTCAGCAGTGGGTTTTCCTTTTGTGCTAATTCCGCTTTTTTCTGCGAGTGTGTTCAGAGTTCTTCTTTTTTCAACACTTGTCATTTTATCAACTTGGTCTTTTGGCATTGATGCTCTAAGTAAAATATTAGTAATTGAAGTGATTTCGGACTTATCTTGTTTCAAAATCTTTATAGCATCATCAATGGACGAAGCCTTTTTACCAATCGCAGTTCTTAGATATGAATTCAATTGAGACATAACACCATTATCATTATTTTGTTTATGAAGCTGAATAATTGAATCTGCTGTAGCCGATGGAAGAAGAGATGTTAATGAATCTATCTTTTGCTGGTCTAATGCTTCGTCCAGCCTAGCAATGTCATTTTCAAGTAGGTAAAGCGTTCTATAAAGAGTGTCACTATTCATAGAACTATTTATGGGTCATTCATCTACCTTGACAATATATTCTTTAGAATCTAGATTGTTAGATATCCAGATGATTTTGTTTTTATCAAATGTTCGTTTTAGTACGACTTTGTCTTTGGTTCGTTTATTGTTCAAATCTATTCGTTCATCATAACTGGAAGTTATGTTATTTCTGAATTCGCTCGTTTCGCTATCAGTTACAAGATTTCGTTCTTTATCATATATGTTGTAATATTTTGGATTCTTTTTGTCAACTATAAAATATTGATTGTCAAATTTAACATAACCTGTTTTATTAAATTTTTCAACAACATCATCAATTTCTTTTTGAGTATATGTTGGATAAGTTAATGGAATATCTTTTGTTTGACTTGAACTTAATCCGGCAAAATGTTTCGCAACTTTTTCTGAAGAAGTCCAAGACTGTAAAAATCTTGGTTCGTCCATTATTTCCTTGGTTGCCCCTCTATAAAGCGTTACGGTATCACCTTTTATAGAATCTAGAATTGGTTTCATTACTTGTTTTATTTCTTTTGCGACAGAGTCATTCGCCTTTATATGTTTTTCTAAAGTTCCACCAACCCAATTAGAAGCTTCCCAAGATATTATAGCTTGTTGAGCTTCAGAAGACAACTTATCCCAAGCTTTTTTGGATAAAGAAATTTGGAGACTTTCAAGAAAATAAAAATCTTTGAACATCACTTCTTTACTCCCGAATAACTTAATTTCTTAGTAGGTAGAACGTTCCTGAATTCTTTTTTCAATTCAATATATGTATCATGAATAAACTTTTTGTAAACATCTTTCAAATTTCCGGCAAGATAATTTATTCTTCTCTTTTGTTTATCATTATCTAACAAAATCTCACCAACTGGATATTTTCGTTCAAACATCTCTTCTGAAGAAAATAAGTCAACCAATCTATTATTCTTTTTTACATACTCAGGAATATCAGATTTTTTGTATTCTGTATCATTTCGCAAATTCTTCAAGTCTGACAGTTCTTCAGATAGCCAATTTTGAAATAGAGAGTATAATTCATGTAAATACGCTTCTTGTTCTTTTTTATCTTTATGCCATTCTTCTGATGATAATGTTGATGTGCCATATTTAGACGAATCTTTAGAATCTTGAATATAATGAGTTAATTCATGTATCAGAAGATTTTTCCAGTGAGTTCTAAATCCTTGATATGGAAGTTCGGTTTTTGGGTCAATAAATGGTAAATGAATTCCAAGAAAATATTTGTCTTGGTCAAAGTATGCTCCAGCTTTTGTTCTATATGTATGTCCATCTTCTCTAGTAACCGCTAATAGGTATGGTGTTGTTGAATCATCACGATATCCATATTCAAGATATAATTTCCCATCTTTCAAGTGAGAAAAAACCGAATCTTCTGGAAAGTTTATTTTCTTTATAAAATCTTTTAATGGAATATGATAATGTCCTGAATTACTATATTTATATTTCTTAAGATAATCTGGATTCTTCTCTGCTGAATATTCTATCTCATCTAATAACTTTGATAATTTTTCAGCCAGGGTCTTAGCAATGTTATATTCTTGAGAGGCTTCTGATAGATAAAATTCTAAAAATCTCATTCTTCTATAGCTCCTTTGATTTTATTTTCAGACGCGACAAATAGAATATCTGATTTGTGATATTCGTCTGAACCAATATCATGCGAATCAAGTTCTTTAAAATTGTCACCATCAAAAGCATAAACATATTTTGATTTTTGAAGAGACGTCCAAACATTTAATGAACCTGAGCCATCATCGCGTTTGGTTAAAGAAGAATCTGAAACAAGGCCACCGAAATAATCTATAGCAGAAATATATAATCCAGAAGCAATTCCTTTATTTCTATATTCCGGGCGAACAGCAACCCATGAAATTTTTGGATATTTCAATCGTTTAAGTTTTATACTATCATCTGTGTCTAATTTATTTAACTGTAGAACTCCAATTATTTTAGAATTTCCATATAACAATTCTGAAGATAGACAATATACATCTAGAATATTTTTACTTTTATTCTGACGTATCTGGTATACAGTATTTCCAATTTTATATTCTTTGACTAATTTTGTTAATTTATATCTATCTTGAATTCCGGACCAATGATCAGGACTCTCAGACCAGCCAGAATTTGATTTGTTAATAGATGGCATTTCAATAATATATTCTTTTTTCGTGATATTATAAGCAGATTTTAATTTTGCTTTTCTGACTATAATTTCACTACCACCTGTCAGTTGGTCTTTGTCTTCTAGATTTCCCTGTATAATATCAGATGGATTGATTTCATATACCAAAAGTAATTCTTGTGGGTCATCTGGGTCTGAAGATTCTGTTGAGTAATAAGCTCGAGCGTATTTCTCCGAGGTTCCTAGATATATTTTCCCAGTTTCAATTGTTCCTTTTTTAAGAGAATATTTAACTTTATTGTCTGCGATTGAGTATGCTTGTTTTCCATCATAGTTTACAATTTTATAACCAAGATGAGTATTTTCAGATTCTGTCAAATAAAAAGTTTTGAAGTTCATATAGTTATTTATTAAAGAACCAACGCTACTTGAACTCTAACTCCTTCAACATAATAATCTAAACCAACAGAATCTACAAACTGCTGATAATTACAATCTAGAACAACATCATAACCTTTTTTATCGCAATATGAATAAATTTCCAACATTGCTCGAACACCATCTCCAAGCTTAACATTAATTTCTGGAAGAGTTAACGTTTTTATGATAAAGTTTGTTCCGTCTTTTCTGAATTCGAATTTCTCAACTTTCAATTTCTTTGATAATGAAAATTGAAGAGGTTGTTCCGATTCAGTTAGATAAAGCTTCTTGAAACTCAATCGTCCACCTCATTTTTAAGAATAACAAATCTTTCATGACGATTGCTTTTTACTTTGTTCCAATCAACTTTTTTTATTTTGCTATAAGTATCATCATTATCAAAAGAATATGTGTAAAATGGTTCCGCCCATTTCTTGTAAAACTTAAATCCTTCCGGGGATAATGTAGTATCAACCAAAATGCCTTTATGATATGCCATTAGAAAATTATGAAGCTCTTGTTGAATTCCTTTTTTCAAATATTCGGGAGTTGTGTACATCCATCCTACCATCGGATATTTGTTGAAATCTTTAGCTTTTTTATCAAGGAATTTGTAAACTAAAACAGCGGCAGGTTTTCCATTCACAACATAATAAAGATATATCTCATCTTTTATATAATCTAACATTCGCATCTCAATATTATCTATTTTTTTAAAAAGTTTTGATTCTTTATATTTTGTATAGAATCCTCCAATTTCCGGTTTTGTATATATTGGCATTTTTGCTGTTTCACCATATCGGTCATCAATAATTGGCGCTTCGTTTATTTCATTATCAACAGCATCTACAATTTTAATCTGCTCTGGTTCAAACACCCAAATTTGAGCTTTGGCAATATATCCGTCATATCCAAGTTTTTTGAATTGTTCTATAGCCATTTTTCTAGGATTTCCACCAAAAGCCTTGTTCATGACATCTACAAACACGTCATTAGGAATTGGATTTTTAATATCTAGTTCGCATTTTAACGTGTACTTTTTACCTTTAGAATAATCAAGTGTGGAATTTTTATGTTCAGGATGTTCAAAATATTTTTCTGGAGTAAAATAAAATCCAACATGGCCTGTAAACTTATGGTCAAATGCTTCAAATTTAGAATTGGTAGAATGGTAACCAATTAGTTTTTGTCCAGACTCCAAAAGATAAAATTGTTTGAATCCCATCTTTATTTCCTATGTAAAAGTTTTCGTTCAATCATTTTATCAAGAACATCATTGTCAACAAATTCTTTTACAGTTTTTCTCTTATATTTCTTCATCAAATCAATAAAATCTTTAATATATTCGCGATTTACAGATGTTAACATTTTCCTACTACCATGAACTTCGCGAGTTAATGCCCCAATAAAATCCGAACGATACACATCATATCTCATAACATCTTTCAATCTTTTAACTTCTTTCCCATCCAATTTTTTATCATTCATAAGTTTATTGATAGCGTCTAAATCGTTAACATATTCTGATTTAGGGTGTTCAAAATTATAATCATTATCAAAATTTAAATCTAATGGTTTCTTACCAAGCACAAAATTCTGAGGATTGTCATAAAAGAAAATTGGAATGTTTCGCATCTTAGCTTGCCAGTATAAATTTACAATATGCTTCTTTCGGGCTTCGTCTGACAAAGAATCCATCAGCAACACATTAATCTTTTTGATGAATTTAGAAACATCCGAAATGTGGTCTTCATCTGACCAAAAACGTTCCTCTTCTTCACTGTCTTTTCGTCCAGCTTTCCAATAATCAACTGGAGCAGATTTCATCTTTGATTTCAAATAATCATAATCAATTTCAAAATAAACATCCTTCATTGGATATTTTGTATTTTTAGAAACCCCAAGGAAATATGAACCTGATTTGTTTCTCATAGTTGACAAATAATAATATGTATCAGCTCCCATCTCTGTCTCAACTTTTGAAACATTTGGAGATAGTTCTAATGAATTGTTCTTCAAAATAGAAATCATTTGATGAACATCTAAAGCATGATATACTTTTTCCAAAGACTCAGTCAAATAAAAATTCTTAAACTTCATGTAATTATTTATGAACAAAAAAGGAGAATCAAATGACTCTCCTTCATTCAAACAATTTCAATCAATCTTACTTAACGCGAGCAGAAACCCGAACAGTCGCGATGCCAGGAATTGCCTTCAACTCTTCAAGCTTGGTGAGATACTTCTTGGATGATGGAACCGAGCCCTTTCCAGCAAGAATCGCGGCTAGAACCTTGACAGAATCATCGCCATTCAAAAACTTTCCGGAGGTCATCTTCTGCTGAGCTATGGCAAGATCCGCCAAAACTGACTTCTGATCGTCCGAAAGATTCTCCTTGGAAATGGCTCCCCAAATGTCCTTAAAAGCACTCTGAGACTTTGAGAATAGAGAAACGAGCTTGTCCTTCGCAGCAACCGCGATTTCCTTGTGAGACTGAGCAACTTCCTTAGCATCCGCCCACTTTTCCTTAGCTTCCTGTCCAAGATTCTTAGCAACATACTTGGCGTCGGAAGCAAATTCCTTGCCCTTCTTCTTGATGTCTTCAACCTTTTCATCAGCCTTGGTGTCCAGACTCTTGAGCTTTTCAGCGACCTTTCCAAGTCCAAAAAGTTCGTTCAATTCCTGCTCCATGAGATCGAGAGATTCGCACATTGTTGGAAGAGAAGTTTCCTCAACAGATTCAAGCAGTTCAGAGCAAACCATTGACACGTTAACATATTCATTAAACTTCATTTTATTCTCCTGTTTGATAGTATTTATAAAAACAAAACCCAACTCTTTTGAAATTGGGTTTATTAGAATTATCTATCCGGTTATCCGCATTTGCTGTGCGAGCAGTCTAGGCATCGAAGACATCCTTCTTGATAAATCAAAGTCCCCCCACAATTTGGGCAAACCGCCTTTACCTTGATACCATCTTTAATATACACTTTCAAAACACGAGCAATAACTTTACTAAATGAATACATATCACTATTTTCATCTTTTTGTAATTGCTCTGTTAGGAATTGTATTGGAGTCCCATGCCGCAGTGCCAATGAAATTAATCTTGTAAATTCCCCTTCTGTTGGATTTTCAAAAGTTTTTACAATATCCTTAATCTCAACCAAATTTCCATCATCAACATAAGAAACATCGTATATTGAAGACCCGTTTGATTTCTTAGTATTGTGCTTTATAAGAGTTCCCTTTGCAACCTTCTTTGGAATCGAAACAAACTTAGACAATCCAGCGAAAGTTTCATAAGGTTTGCCATCATACAAGCCAACAAACACTATCCAATTTTCTCCCTTCACCTTAATATGATGGATGTCGCATTCAAGTTCGTTTGGTCGTTTTGGAGCATCTTTTTGTTCAAATTTAGTTTCTTCTTTCTTTGATTCATTTGTAACAAGAACTCCGTCTCGACATCCATCGCGGTATACTGTGAACCCCTTACATCCAGTTTCCCAAGCTCGCATATAAACATCTGCTACGAGTTCCTTGGTTGCTGAATTTGGTAAATTACAGGTCTTTGAAATTGAAGCGCACACCCATTTTTGAGCAGCCGCTTGTAAATCAACTGAAGCCATCCAATCGATATCTTCGGCAGTAGCGCCAAACCAAGGAGATTTTGTTTCATCCGTTTCGCCTGTAATTTTCATCCAATTTTTCAATTCGTGGTGATAAACTGTATAATTTATAAATTTATCTCCAACATCATCAACAAAATCAGGTTCTACATTTTCATTAGGATTTAACTTCTTACGACGCTTATATGACAATCTAAATACTGGCTCGATTCCTGAAGACGTTTGAGTTACTAAAGAAACTGTTCCTGTAGGTGCGGTAGTTGTTAGTGCGATATTTCTGCGTCCATACATTTTATACATTTCTTGATATTCTTCTGGCAAATTATCAATAATCTTTGAAATGAACTTATGGTTTTTTTCAAGTTCGTATTCATAACGTGGGAATGCTCCTCTGTCCCGCGCCAATTCAATTGTTGATTTGAAAGCGGCGAGTTCAAGAGACTTATAAATTTTCTCAACCAGTTCAATAGATTCGGATGTTCCATATTTAATTCCAAGGGCGGCAAGAGCATCACCAAGAGCAGTTATTCCCATACCACACCGTCTACCGGACATACATGCTTCTTTAATACTATTCCACAACATCAGTTCAGTTCTCTTAACTTCATCGCTTTCAGGGTCATCTTGAATTTTGTTGATAATCTTCTCAACATGTTCAAGCTCAATATCAATAATATCATCCATTAATCTATGAGCTTTTTTACAAACAATATCAAATTCTTCCCAATCAAAATAAGAAGTTTCTAAATATTTGTTCTTTACAAAGCCCAACACATTCATAGCTAGCAAGCGGCACGAATCTGTTTTTGATAATGGGAGTTCCCCACACTGCCGGTTATTCAAAAATATAACACTATTTCTATCATCATTCAGAGCAAATCCACCGACGAAGAAATTGTGAAAATCATCTACAGTTCCATTATAAACTGTTTCATATCCATCTTCAACAACCGACACAACTCTATGATTGTGATATTCAGCTTTTTCTTGAATTTCATCAAAAGACTTAAATCCGTATTTTGTTCTTAGTCTAATAGGAATATTATTTTCCTTACAAGATTTTTCCAATTCCTTTAGCATTGGTTTTCTTCCAAGAATTGCCTTCAATCTTGTATATTCGTCAAGAATCTTATTTTTTGTAATTTCTTGTTTTTCAGAATATGTTTTTTTGGTAGCAGCAACTCGTTTAGCTGTTCGTTCAGAATTAGAATTTAGATAAACCATTGAGCATTTAATTGAACATATTCCCTGCTCACGATTCCAGAATGATACCCAAAATTCTTCACCACAAACTTCACAAATCTTCTTAACCAAAACTTCAGAATTTTCAATCTTTGTTTCGTATCCTTGACTTTCTGCCTTCGCCTGAGTTTCAAGAAGGCGTGTGTCATAATTCTGGTTTTCTAATCCAGCTATTTTGGCCGCGACAAAACTCAATTCCACAGGATTTGTGTATTCTTCAGTTTGGCGGAATTTTGTAAACAATTTAGGAAGAGAATTTTCTTTAGCGTACACTTGCCATTCCTTTGAAGAGAAACGCCTACCTAATTGCTGTGTAAATTTAACAGCATGTTCTTTTATTTCGTCATTTGTTATTTCATACACATGGCCATTTCCGAAACCAGACTTTACTTTTGACATATTTTCTGAATATGCCTTCTTTTTTTCATCCGACCATTCTGTAGCTGCTCTACGCATTGGATTGTTATCTCCACGCATCATTTCGCCATGATATTTGTCATGAGCTTCGCGTGTCATTGGTTTTAGATTGTCTGGAGCATTATTCTTTGAATTAAAATCTATATGATGAATTACAAGGCCATCAATATCGCCATAAGAATTTTCCGCAATTAAACGATGTTCTGTTTTTATTTTTGTATCATTATCAATCCAAAAATAATGACTATATTTTGAAGTTTTACGAGTATCAAATTTATACGCTATTGAATCTTCAAATCTAACAATTGTGGATAACTGGTCATTGAACTGTAAATCTTTAACTTCCTTATATTCACCGCTCTTTAATTGGAATTTGTGATTTCCTGTAGTCCTTACTGAATTTCCATCATCAAATGTTACTTTATAAATCTTCTCATTATGGCCTGTTACTCTTGGATGACGCATCTTTCGAATTACCACGTTGTTTTCAGAATCATAGCAAAAAACATCAACATCTTCACCAGCATCTGAAAGTTCTTTTATAGTTACAATTCCCCGACCATCAGCAACATAAACTTTTGTATCCCCAACTAAACATGGATTTGTTGATATTGACTTGAATTCAGGATACGCATCAGCAGTTCCATTATTCAAAACATTATCCCAGAAAAGAATTCCCGGTTCGGCAGATTCCCAAGCGGATTCAATAATTTGATTCCATATTCTACGAGCATTTACTTTACGAGAAATTTGTGGAGAATCTGAATCAATTGGCCAACGCTGTTCATATTCAGTATCATTTTTAACAGCCGTCATAAAAGCATCTGTCAATCTTACAGAAATATTTGCCCCTGTAACCTTTGTTTTGTTTCGTTTAATATTAATAAATGTTTCAACTTCTGGATGGTGTACCGAGATTGACATCATCAAAGCTGCTCGGCGGCCTTGAACGGCAACTTCACGGCAGGTATTGGAATATCTTTCCATAAATACTCCAATCCCATCTGTAGTCTTTGCCGCATTATTTGTCTTCAATCCCTTTGGGCGAATTGTGGAAATATCAATACCTCCACCGCCGCGCCTCTTATAAATTTGTGCTAATTCTTGGTCAGATTTTAGAATACCGCCATAAGAATCTTCTGGAGAGCCAACAACAAAACAATTTGAAATACTCATTAATTGAGAAGAGTTTCCAATACCTGCCATTGGAGAACCTTGAGGAACTACTTTATCAAAATCCTTTAACAAATTAAATATTTCATCTTCTGTCATTGGATTTGGATATTTTCCTTCAATCCTAGCAAATTCTGTAGCAAGTCTTTTGTGTAAATCGTCAGGAGTAGATTCAAGAATATTTCCATCCTCGTCTCTTAGCGCATACTTGTCAACAAAAACTGTTGCTGCCAATTCATCACCTTCAAAATAAACGATACTATTTTTGATCGCATCTTCTCTCGTCATTTTCTCTTTTTCTCCTTTTTAATTGGTCTGTCAAAAAAACAGATTATCTTCATTCAAAATAAAAAACTCAAATCCTTTTCGTTTACAGTGTATTTTCGTTGTTTCCCATTTACACACATTTTTCGCATATTCTTTCATAGCGTTCACGAATCTTTTGACGGCTGCTCTGGTTTTCTTTTTAGGTTCTTTAGGTTCTCTCATTTGTGATTTTGGTTTGATTTCTATGAGGTATATTTTTTTATTTCCGTTATTGTCTATGAGTTCTACATGGAAGTCGATGAAGTATTTGTGTTGTTTTCCGTCCACCAATTGTTCGACCCAATCCGGGAAGTTTGGTGGTTTACAGAATATATAATCAATGTAATATGGTTCGTATGCCCATTTGATAACGTTTTTATTTTTATCGCACCATTCCATAAATCTCAATTCGAAGCTTGATTTATATTTTGGTGTTTTGCTTCCGAAATATTTTGCTGGATTTGTTAGATTATATGTTCCTTGTTCATATGCTCTTGGTTCGTAGATTCGCATTTTGAGCTAGTATTTTTAACTATATCGACAAAGTCAGTCATTTCGTCAAGCATGGATGACATTTTATGTTTGACGAAAAAGTTAAAAATTTTCCTTCCTTCAATTGGTTTGTAGGAATATTTATGATATGATTCTTTTATAGATTTTTGGATGTCGATGGGGATGAAATTGAAATCGATTAGTTGTTTATTTCTAGTATAATTAGCCATAAGTATTGAATTTGAGGTGACTGTTATTAGACCTTCGCTGAGGAATTTCGCGGCTTTTACTGGACCGCATTTAGGCATGATAGCTGGAATATTATCACCTTTATCTCCAGTCAGGCATTTAATTTGAAGAGCTTGTTCTGGGTTTGTTAGGTTGACGAATTTCTTGTCTACTGGATTGTATTGTTTTACATTTGGGAGTGAAAGGAGTTGATTTAGGTCTCGGTCTGTAGAAACGAGGATGACGTTTGATGGAATTTCTTTTGATAAGATAGCCATGATATCATCTGCTTCCGACCTATCAACTTTTAGCCAGCAGTAATTTGACAGCAATTCCTGGAGTTCTTGAAGGAATGTTTCGAGCACCGGGAAGAACTTATCAAAATCAACCAAGGAAGAATCTCTGGAGGCTTTTCTATTTGCTTTATATTGTGGATAAATTTCTTTCCGCCATGAAGTTGAATCTAGTGCCATGATGACATCTTTTGGACTAAATTGCTTGATTGTTGTGATCATTGATTTAACGAACAGGTATTTCCAATAGTAATAATTTGTTTCATTTATATCTTCATGGAATTTTTTTGATTGGGATACAGCGACAAACAAAACTCTGAAAATCAAATTATGACAGTCGAATACTAGTGTGGGTCCGGTCTTGGTCGTGCTTTTCTGGACAAATTTCGTTAGAGCCATCGCTGTTCCTTTTAGTATAGTAGCTTGTAAGAATGCCTCGAATAAATTCTTAGAAATAGAAAAGGCGAGATTTTGTCCCGCCTTTGAATCATGATTTATAAAGAACTTACAGAAGCCAGTTAGCAGCGTCGTAGTAGGATTCTGTTAGAGCCTTTTTATTCACAATGGCATCGAAAATCTTCTGCTCTTCATCTTTTGTCCAACCATAGAGATGATATGAATAAATTGTACGATCTCCGGTCTTCATATCAACATCATCTTCAGAAGAATACCAGACTCCTTTTCCGAAATGACTTGAAGATGCGTTGGTAGCACCTTTCTCCTTTAGGAATGAGATGGCTTCTTTTACAGGGTCGTCTTCGTCTGTGAAATCAACACCTTCTTCATCTTCCCATCCACGGTCGTCTGTGTCGCCATCATCAACATCTTCTTCGCTCCAAGTCTCATAAGAAACCGCGATTCTCTTTCCTTTTCCAGCGGTTTCGAGAAGCATTTCAATGTCAAATGTTTCGCTTTCATTCTTGACTGCTGCCTTCTGAATGTGCTTTGCTACCGCTTTTGTTAGAGTGTCAACAGCGCCAGAATAATCCGTTCCCATAGAATTTTCCCGGAGACGAACAACCAACTGAAGGAGTTTCTTGGCTTCATCATCTGAAATCTCTTCGGATGGAACTTCTCTCTTCAGCTTCTTTAGAATGGAATCGAGAAGCTTGACCTTCTTTTCATTGTCATTTTTTTCATCAACAGAACGATAAGTAGTGTCACGGAATACTGTCCAAATAGATTCGCCAACTTTCGCGAGCTTTTCCATAAGTTTCATGTACGCATTCTCAAGGCTCTTTTTGAAGTCGTCTTCTTCCTTTTTCTTCTCATCTTTTTCTTTAGAATAGTCATCATCACGAGCAACATGTTCAGCGTTTCTATCAGCACCGTACATATCTACAATGACTTTATGAGTTAGACCATCAATCTTTTCATTTGTCTTCAAAAGTTCTTTGTGGTCCTTCAATTCCTTAGCAGATGTTTTAATTATGTTAACTAAATTATCAACAGAAATTAGCAAACTCTTCCAATCTTCTTCAGATGCGTCGTCCTTGATTTCTTCAGCCTTTTTAACAGCGTCAGCAATTTCCTTCAAAAGCCGAGTCTTGACTTTGATAGTGTAGTAAGCTTTGCCAATGTTTTCAATAGTAGTTTCTTTAGTAATTGGGCTGGTAGTTGATTTTGTTTCTGTATCACCCTTGGTCTTCTCAACAAGTTCTGCGAGAAGATTCAAATATCCAAGCAACTTTTTAGTGTCAATCATTTTTCAATCTCCGTTATAAAACTATTTAGGGAGATTGCTAAATAATGGTAAGAGGGAATATATATGAATAACGACCAATTTGACTTTATCATTGAGGCTGAGAAGATTCGTAAAGTCACAATCGAAAAGTTGAAGGAAGAGTCTGCCAAGGAAGAAGCACGTAAGAAGAAGGAATCCGAGGTAGATGTAACAAAAACCCGAAATGCTGCTCTTGACCTTTTATCATGGAGAGACTAAAAAAATGGAAAATAATCTAGAAACTGCTGAAAAACTATTTGGACTTGTTTGTGAAGGTTCTGAAGACAAGATTGTTTCGAACAACATCAAGAATTCTAAAATCATTGTGAAGGAACTTGCTGAAGCTATTACCAGAGCAAAGAATTCTACTAACAAGTCTGAAGTAGAGAAGCACATTGAAGATGCTATCAAGAAGTGTGATTTGATTGTTTCTAATCTAAAAGCTGCGTTTGACTATTCTAAGGAACATACTGGCGGATTCTAATGAAGTTCACCGACTATATTCTTTTACTTGAGAATGAAGAAAAATTTGATACTAAAGTATTGGACAGCTTGTCATCGTTCTCAAAAAAGATTCAATATGCTAAAAAATTTCTAAAAAAGCTTGGAGAAGGTTCGTCAAGAATTGTATTCGATCTTGAAGATGGATATGTTCTAAAACTTGCTAAGAATGAAAAAGGATTGGAACAAAATCTAACTGATGGAGACTACGGCTTACAAAGAATGTATCCTGAATTGGTACCTGAATTGAAAGACCGCGATGATAATGATGATTGTTATTGGCTGATTGTGAAAAAAGGAACAAAGATAAAACCATCAGAATTCAAAACATTGACAGGTTTGGATTTCAAAACATTTGGAAAAGCTCTAACCGATGTTAAACTATATTATGATGGAAGACTACAAAAGGTTCCTGACGAATCTAAGAAATATTGGGAAGACGAAGATAGTATAGTAAATAAAGTGGCGGATTTGATGATAAATTATGATATGCCATATGGAGATTTGGTTCGTATTAGTAGTTGGGGAATTGTTGACGGTAAAGCTAAGATTGTTGATGCTGGATTAACAAACACAACATTTAACACTTATTATAGGAAATAAATGAACATACTCGGAATAGATTCATCTCCAAGGTCAACAGGATTCGTGAAGTTTGTTCTTGACGAGTCTTTTGAAATTGTAGAAATCAAACGGCTTGGGTTTCTTGGATATGACGTTCCTAAGAAAAAAGACTTTGAACCTCCCAAGTACAAAGACATAATTTCCTATGATAACGAACTTGATTTTTATAATAGAAGTTTGTTAATGATTGAGTATGTTTCCGAATTTATTAAAGATTGTGAATATGCGGCAATTGAAGACTATGCGTTCGGAGCTAATGGAAGTCTTTGTGAGATATCGGAATGGTGTTCATTAATTAAATTTCAATTGATACGGAATGGAACTAAGATTAGATTAATAAGTCCATTACAAAACAAACAATTTGCTACAGGGTCTGGTAAAGCTGAAAAGACAGATATGTTTGACTCGCTTATTAAAGAACCATTGTTTTTGAACTTTGACATATCGGATTTACCAAAGATACCGGTATACATTAGAGGGAAGAATAAAGGCAAGAGAAACCCTAAAGGATGTTCTCCGACAAGTGATATTGTTGATGCCGCGTGGCTTTGTTATGTTTTGTATGATGAATTGAGAATTAGATTTGGAATAAAAACATTGGATTGGCTTGAAGATTTTCATAAGCACGTCATTTCACACACAACTAAAAAAACAAAAATCCCGCTATATAAACAGGATTTTATTTTTAAGACGTTATAGAACTTGTTTATCTGATGGTATTGACGGAGTTTTCAAAACCACAGTGATTGAATTTTCCAAACATTTGAAATCTGTAGGAACACCTTTTGGAACAAATACAATATCATTTTCACTATATTTCACACCATCCATTTCAACTATACCTGAAACAATTATGGTATACTCATCTACCAAATTATGAACATGTTTCGCTTCAAAATCGCCAGTTTTATATTTTTTAATTCCAACTTCGATATCTTTAGATTTGAGTAGTGCTGGAGAAAAATCACCAACAATCCATCCTTTCACAAAACTATCAAGATTCATTTGCCGTCTCCCTTAGAAATGTTGTTAAATCTTCCGGAGTTCCCAATCCATACATTTTATCAATCATGAATGTTTTTATTTTCTTTCCATCACTGATTGCTTCATTATAAACTGGGGCTACGTAAAACTCTCCAGTGCCATTAAAATTTTGTCCATATCTTATATTTTTTGAAATCATTTGTTCAGCATATTTAACATAGTCTGAACCTTTCGCCCAATAATAAATACCGACTGTTGCTTTATTGCTTATAACTTCCTTTTCTTTGATTTCAACAATATTTCCAAAATTATCTGTCTTAGCATAACTCCATTTTGGATGTGAGTTTTCAAAACAAATAACAGAACCATCTATATTCGGATTGTTTATAGAATGATAAAATTCTCCCGAGTCCCATTTCATATATTGGTCTGAGTTTACAATAAGCAATTCCATATCATTATCAATATGCTCTTTTGCTAACAACGTAGTACACGCAGCGCCTTCAGTTAAAGAATCAACTTCAACAATTTTACATCCTGGAGTGATTTGATTTAACATTGATGAAATATTGAATTTATCATTATGCTCTTTTCTTATCAAATATATGTAATTCGCATCTATATTGATATTATCTACAACTTTATGAATCATTGGCTTTCCAAATACATCAATTAATGGCTTTGGAAATGTATACCCTGCTTTGGAAAATCTTGAACCTTCTCCAGCCATAGGTATTAGAACATTTAAGTTTTTATTTTCCCATTTCATTTTTATATCTTCTCCAGTTTCAATATAACTTTTAATTCGTTCAAGAGTCACTTCCGTTGAGTTTTTTACAGGCATTACGATAGCACCTGACATGAATGCTGCCTGTCTCCCAACATAAGAATCTTCAACGATAATTGTCTCTTTAGGGGATATTCCAAAATGAGACATACAGTGTAAATACATTTGAGGATTTGGTTTTGGATAATGGACATCTTCATTCGAAACTATTTTAGAGACATATGTTTTTATTTTCTTAGATTCTAAAATTATATCAATTGTATTTCTTATAGAGTTTGATGCTACACAAATTTCAACACCTTTAGATATCAAATACTTAAAAATGCTTATAAGTTTATCGTCTCTACTCGTATCATTTAGTAAGCAAGCAGTAGTAATTTCTTGTTTACGAGTCCATATTTGTTGATGGAATTTTCTTGGAAGATTTTTATATTCTGTCAGCATTTCCAATTTTTTCATTGTAGGAAGCCCATCATAAATTGTATGTTGCTCTTCTTCAGAAATTATAAATCTTAAATCAACCTCTGCTAATGCTTTATTTAGACAATCATAATGAAGTTGCCTTGAATCAATAATCACTCCATCAAGGTCAAATATAATTAATTTTTTCATAGGTCATCCATTCTTAACGATATTTATTGTTAATTTATTTTCAGAGAAGTCAAATTGTTTATTGTTAATAGTTGTTATATGATAAGACAGTAACCGTTCTCCTACAAATTCACGAAACCCATTTTTGTAATACTGTTCAAGATTGTTAAATAAATTCGAATACAGGTCCATATTTGAAGAGGAACTTATACAAAATTGGTCATTTGGTATATTGTATTGCCCGGACCTATGTATCTCGCCACTAACATAATATTTACTTGTGTCTATATCATCTAATAAAAAATTTTCAATGACAATATCGAAACGGCAACGTATAACCGCGTCATATGTAAATTTATTCTCAAATTCAAATAATTTCTTCAATTCGTTTGATTTATATATTGAATAAAACATGCTATGAACCGAATTAGGTAAGCACAATCCATAATTTGCGTCATATGTTTCAAAAATTCTACTTGGTTCATGTATGATTTGTTTAGGAGAATACAACATTTTTATATTATCAATAACATTTTTCTCACGAATACAACGCCTATTATATCGTAATAACTCAGGCATTTCATACTGCTGGCCTACTAAATCTTCATCGTACCATGTATGAATAAAAACATCTATATCATAAAAATCTAATAATTGTTTTATGGAATTATAACCAACATCCAAATATCTTGGCTGGCCTGATAAGCACAACGCTAATTTTCCTGATGATAATTTCATATTTGTACCTAAAATTATTGTCTATTCAAATAAATTTTAGAGAAATAAGTCTCATCAAATGGACCATAAGGGTCTATAATATGTTCTCCCTGAAATGATGAAGTTATTTCTTTTCCAAGCGATTTGAATATGAGTCCAAAAATTCTTTCATAAGCCATAGCTTCTATTTTATTGCTTGGCAAAATACTTGTTGTGAGTTTAACGAATGTGTTGTGAGCTATTTCATTATTTGAAATAAACATTGGTCCAAAGCAACCATAACAATATTCATATTCTATCCCAATTGTTGAACATATATGTCTTGTGAAATCTGAAGTAGAATCTTCCTGTATTCTAAAATGACGTATGGGCTTAAGATCGATACTTGAAAAATCATAAAATTTATTTATCATTAAACTATCATGTATGAACATATAATGTGGCTCATTAGGATATTTTATAAATGCTTTGTAATAAGCTCCAGTATCATAATTTAGATTATTGTATATTTTATCAAATACATCAACCGAATGTATAAAGCTCATATCTTTTGAATTACTATCAACAATTACAACTTTTTCATTTGGATAAAACTCACATATCCGTTCTAAACAATCTTTTAATATTAATCTATCTGTATATTTTGTAGATATTACGATCATAAATTTTCCAGAAAAACTTTATTGAATTTTTCCATAATTACTCTAGGGGAGAATGTATCATTCAAATAGTATGTATCAAATTGATTTTTTGTACATTAT